ACAACAAACTTAGCACAAAATACAAAAATTAATAATTTATATATTAATTGTTTATTTAGATTTTATAATACTTCAACTTTAATTGTTGTAACTTATAGTGTATTTAATTCTTCTTCTGTATTTCGCTGGATTGACACAAACTGTGTACAACCTGCGTGGACAAATGATTCTGTTCAGAACATACAACTTGCTAAAGACTGCCTGAAAGCAGCGGGTATGCCACAGGCTTATATAGATGGTTCTTTTCCGAAAGATATATTTGATAATGATACCTGCAAAATAATTAAAGAAGCAAGGTGCGGGGGCAGCCATCCAAATATACTGAATAAGTATGAAGATAACCTTACGGGTGCACTTTCGGCAGCTATAACAGCAAATAGTGCTAAAACTTCAATTACTCTTATTGTTGATGATACAAGTAAATTCCCTACTGAAGGAAATATATTTCTTCCTTTTATAGGGGATTATATTGCCAATGGGGTTACCATAACAAATGGTTATGAAGTTTTTACATATACTTCTGTAACCATTAATTCCTCTACTTCAATAACTTTCAACGGAGCAAGTTATACCTTTAAAATGGCTTATGCACAAAATACAGTGTGTACAAGGTATGGTGATGCAGTAGATTTCACGCTTAATCCTGATCCACTAAACGAAGCATTGTGGGCATCTAATATTGGTAGTTATGTAGGATGTTTCCCGCCCTCACAAAGAACAGAATTTGCTGATTTTGATTCGGCGGTAAATGTAAATTCTGATGGTTCGGAAGGAGGAGGAGCAGGTGATTTGTTACAGGTAACAAACGGACAGCTTGTATTTAATGAATCTTCTACACAAACATGGAACAGAATAAAAAGCAATAAAACTTTTCATTTATTGCTGGGGCAGAATTTCGACGGTGCTCATACTATTTCACAAGATGGTACATTGTACGGATTCTATTTAGGGAAGCACAGAAATTTGATTAATCCGACTAAAATCTATGCTGGTGAAACTTTGACTGTAGGGAAAAGATACAGGGTATATAATGATGGTGGTTTTGATACAGAAAAGGCTATTTATTACAATAATGTAATGTATTTGCCACGTTACACTTTTATTTGTATTTCAGGAGTAACTACTTTTAGTCTATTAGATGAAGGTTCGGGAACATATGTGAGAGAAGTATTGGCAGACCCAATGGAGAGTATAGAAATAATACCTTATGATGATATGGACACACCAAGCAGCTATCCAAAATTTTCTGTTCCGCTGATGGGTAATCCATTACTCATATTTTACACAGCATCAGGGGCTACCCGCTATGGACACACACAGGGGACTCCCGTTCTTTTTTCGCATTTGAAAGAGACTAACTTCATAGCAGACTTCGGGAATATATCGGATAAGATTGCATATTATGATGATTTTGCAGTAAGCAATGCAGACCCTGAATTTTATTTGCTTACCAATGCGGGGTTGAGTTCGCAGTTAAGAGGATACTTTACGCAGAGTATTCCTGTAATCAGATATTTGAGAATTTCTATTAATGGACACAAAGATGATTTGTACAAATGGTAGTATTTGATAATTTAGACATTACATTGAATATGAATAGGATTGTTCCAATATGGAGCTTTCCGTTCAATTCTAATTTACCAAATATCAGGTTAGATATGGGAAGAATACCTCCTGTGGGTTTTTTCCATGCAAAATATAATGTAATTGATATTGGTTTAAGTAAAGCAGAAGATTCGACATTAATTTATGAAATAATTTAAAACAAATGATTATGTGGTACGATATGAAAAACTATTTGTTAATGACACTCACAGGGTTGTTGGGCATTGTCAGTACATTTCAGCATGCTTTTATTGCCCTTTTTTGTGGCTTTATATTAAACTTTCTCATGGGCATGGGAGCAGATGCAGCGGATAAAACAACAAAAGAGAGCTTTTCGATAAAGAAAGCAACTGAGGGCATAAAATTGTTGATGTTTTATGTAGTAACAATTTTCTGCCTTTATGGAATGACCTATCCAGAGCCAAAGCTGACAGAAACAGTAATAAAATGGTTGACTTATATCGTATCATATTTTTATTTGACCAACATTTTCCGAAATGCAACGAAAATTTTTCCTGATAGCCGAGCAATAGCGTTTATTTACATGTTCCTGTCAACGGAAGTGTTTATCAAACTTAAAGAAATGTTGGGAATAAAAAACAAAGGGAATGAATTAGAGAGTAACTATGATGACGAAAATTCACAAAAAACGAGTTAATATGAATAATTTACTTGACAAAATAAAAGAAATTTCTAATCAATTTAGTTTTGATTGGCGTGTTATAGCAGCCTTTATAGAAGTAGAAACAGGTGGGAAGGGATTCAATTCCGATGGAAAGATTATGATTCAATTTGAGCCATCATGGTTTAAACGATATGTACCAAATGCACCTGCGGGCGTATGGTCAACAAATAAAGTAGATGTGCAGTCAAAAGAATGGGAAGCTTTCAATAATGCTTTTGCCATAAACAAAGAAGCTGCCATGCTAAGCACTTCAATAGGGCTTGGGCAAATAATGGGATTCCATTATAAAAGATTAGGATATAAAACCGTAGGTGAAATGTGGGATGATGCCAAAAAAGGAATAGACAGACAAATTTGGCAGATATGTGAATTTATACGTACTGACAACAAGCTGAAAGATGCCATCAAACGAAAGGATTGGCACATGATAGCCACGATTTACAACGGAGCTAATTATTTGCAGCTTGCCAAAAAACTGGGAAGAGAACCTTATAATATAAGTTTAGAGAAGGCATATAAAAAATACTTGAAATATGTTGACTAAAATTAAAAATAATCTTGTTTATATTGCATTGGTAATAGGGCTGATAATCGGATTCTTTGCAGGACGAGCAACGATTAAAACAGTTCCTGAAATTCAATATGTGGCGGGTGAAACTATTCATGATTCAATTCCCGTGCCTACTCCTTATTTTGTGCAAGTACCTTCAATACCGGTGTTGCCTATGAAACCTGATACAATACGCAAAAATGATACTGTTTATTTCACGCAAAAAGTTGATACAGCAGCAATAATAGCTGACTATATCGTAAAGCGTGATTATAAGATAGATTTATTTAAAGATAAGGAGAAAGGAGAATTAAAGGTTTTTCCATCAGTTCAGTACAATAAACTTTTAAGTTTAGAATATGAATATACACCTGTAACAAAAATACAGACTGTTGAGAAAAAAAGAATTTTCACTCCATTTGCCGGAATTGGATTTTCAACAAATGATTTTTATAATGTAGGCGGAGGCTTATTTTATCACAACGCCGGATTAGAATATAGATATAATTTCAATTTGACAGATAAACAAAACTTCCATACTATCAATTTAAACGTAAAATTTTAACATGATAGATGTCAATTCTATATTGCAGGAGAATGAATACAGAAAAGCCGAAAAAGCAAAAGAATATGATCCTATTTCAGGGCTTAACTGTTGCGGGGAAAGATTTGCAATAATTGTTCCAGAAAAAAAACCTTATACATTCTACCTGCCTATAGAAATGAAGGATTTAAAAGCCATTAAACTCCTTCAAACTTATGGGTCGATAACAGAAGTATTAAAAAACGAGACAAAATCAAGAAAACCAAAAGAAGATGAAATTGATTTTTTTTGGTATAAGATATGTGAAGAAAGATACAAATATGATTTTGAATTTTATGCAGTATCATGTTGCTGGATTATTGATAAGGAGACTGCCAACTATATAAGATTCAAACCTAATCCGGCACAAAGAATGTTGATAAGGGCGCTTGAGAAACAGAGGCTCGAAGGGCGACAAATTAATATCATAATTTTAAAAGCCAAGCAAATGGGGTTCACCACATTAATACAGATGTATATGCAGTGGATACAAATTGTTTTGAAAAAGAATTGGAACAGTGCGATTTGTGCTCACGAACTTACGGCAGCCATAAACATACGTTCCATGTATGATAATTCAATTAGAATGATGCCACCTGTTGGAGGTGAGAAAAAAACAATTTGTTCTTTTGGCGGTACAACGAATATCAAACAAATACCCGAAAGAGGTTGCCGTATTACGGTAGGAACTGCTCAAAATCCCGAATCAATACGTTCACAGGATTTGAAAATGATACATTTGTCAGAAATGGCTTTTTATCCTGAAACAATCGGGAATAACCCTGAATTGATTGAATCAAGTATGATTTCTTCACTCACCGATGGGCAAAATACAATGGTTATCAGAGAGAGTACTGCAAATGGTGTAGGAAATTATTTTTATAATCAATGGCAAAAAGCAAAAAGAGGAGAAACTGCATACGAGCCTATATTTGCTCCCTGGTTTATGATTGATTTATACAGCGAACCATTTGAAGACAATAAATTTTATCTACATAACGGTAAAAAGAAAAAAGGAACTGTCGCTGATTTCATATTGACTTTAAATGATTATGAACGTAACCTATGGAACAATTACAAACTTTGTACGCTTGAAAACTTGAATTGGCGAAGAATGAAGGCTTCGACCATGCCGAATGAATCAAAAATGAGACAGGAATATCCGAGTGATGATATTGAGGCATTTCAGGATTCAGGTAATCCTGTTTTCAAAGCAGAAGAAATTGAAGCACTGCGCAAAGACTGCAAGCCTCCACAAGTTGTGGGTATATTGTCTTCCAAATGCTCGCCTACTTTAGCTATAACAGACCCTCAACGCAGAAGTGAAATACTTATGGATTTAAGTTTCGTTCCAGACAAAGAAGCTACAAATGCTGTTTTATACGGAACAGAAAAAGACCGGATAAAGAAAGGAGAAAATAAACTTCATGTGTGGGTGATGCCTGATACGTCCATAAAGGTAAAAAATAGGTATGTAGTTTCCTTTGACCCTCAAAAAGGATTATCGGATTCGGCAGATTATGGGGTTATTAAAGTTTTCGACAGATATTGGATGATGCATGGAGAGGGCGTAGAAGTTGTTGCACTTTTCTATGGACACATAGACAAAGATATTACCATTTGGATAGCTGCACAGATTGCAAAATGGTACAACAACGCATTGCTTGTGGTCGAAAGTAATACGTATGATAGTGATATAAAAGAGGATGACACGGAATTTATTTTTGAAACAATAAAACAATACTATGGCAACCTATATAGCCGTACACCACCAGACAAAATACAAGAAGGATTTCCTGTAAAATATGGATTCAATACAAACAGGAAAACAAAACCCACATTGATTGAAACATTTACAGCAGTAGTAAGAGAAAAAGGTTATACAGAAAGAGACCACGAAACATTAAACGAAGCCCGAGTATTTGAATACAAACCGGATGGAAGTACAGGAGCAAAGGGGAGCAATCATGACGATAGGTTAATGGCAACAATGATAGGAATATATGTATGCTATAGATTGCCATTACCATCTTTAGTCGTGCCGAAAGAAATTATTTCAACAAAAAAAATAGTGTGGTAAAAGATATAAAATACACTGTATTTATATCTTTAAAATCAGTAATATAGCTAATTATAAATAAGAAAATTATTGTAAGCTATATTATTTTTTTATTTTTATAATGTAACTATCTGTAAATCATTATATTTTATAATTTATTATTTAGAAATACTATAAATAAACGTTTACAATAAATTTATTATTGAAAACATTTGGTTTATAAAAAATAACATTTTATATTTGTGCGTTAATTGATTTGAAGTATATGAGTTTGAAAACAATCAATTTGAAAATTATGGAAACGAAATTTTATTTGATAAGAGGCAGCAACATTTTAAATGTTCAGAAACAAACAAATTTATTTTATTAAATGATTAATAATAACTGAATCATGAAAAGGTATGGATTTGAAAAGGGTTGGAAACAAGTACAACTAAAAGATGTTTCAAAAATAAAAAGGGAACTAATGGACGCTTTCGGGATAAATAACAACGTGAGCTTCCTTAAGCGTCTGAAAGGTGATATTGAACCGAAAATAAGCCAAGTAGAGGAGATTGAAAAGATATTCCATAAGTATGGGATAACTGATATTTGGGATTAAGCGATAGACAATATCGAATAAATAAACTATAGGTAAATTCTAAAAATTAAATCATTAAATCAACGCCATGAAAGAAATTGTAAAAGAAATTTTCAAAGAAACTTTAAAAGAAATGAATAGCTTAACATGGAAACAACGGCTAATCGTAATTTATTTTACATTGTCATTTTTATTGCTATTTGTTTCTGATGGTACACCTTTATGGGTGATTGCACTTATTGTCATTAATTTTGCCAATTCGGTAAGACTTACTAAAAAATTACCTATAAAATAATAATCTTTTAATAAAACAAAATATGAAAAAAGTAATATTAAAACAATTGTGTTTAAGAAATTTTCGGGGGATAAAAAACCTTGAGCTGAATTTCTCTGATAGAGAAAACTTTATCTTTGGAGACAATGGATTGGGTAAATCTACTGTATTTGACGCATATTGCTGGCTATTGTTCGGGAAGGATGCGCAAGATAGAAAAGATTACAATATACGACCCATTATTAACGGAGAGCTACTCCGAAGAGTAGATTGTGAAGTTTCTGCCATATTAGATATTGATGGTTCAGAAACAGAGTTAAAGAGGGTATTTAAAGAAAAATGGGTAAAACCACGTGGAGAAATTGAAGAAGTATTTAAAGGTAATGAGACTGAAACATTTTGGAACAATGTACCCATTAATGTTTCAGAATATCAGAAAAAAATAAATGAAATCATTGATGAAGTGATTTTCAAAATGCTTTCAATTGTTCATTTTTTTCCAACTCTTGATTGGAAAGTACAAAGAGAATTTCTTTTCCAGATGGCCGGGACGCTGTCGGATGCCGAAATAGCGCAAGGGAATGAAGATTTTACGAAACTTATCGATAAGATTTCTGGAAAATCTCTATCGGATTTTAAAAAAGAAATTTCTGCACAGAAAAGAAAATTAAAAGAAAACATTGCGCAAATACAACCACGAATCGACCAAACTCAAAAATTAATACCTGAAAAAATCGATTTTTCACAAGTTGAAAAAGAAATTGATGTTTTAAAACAAAAAGTTAATGATATAGATAACGCTATATCAAACAAAGCAGAAGCATTACGACAGAGGTTTGAAGAGATAAAACATAAACAAGAATACATCAATGAACTTAAACAAGAACAACAAAATATTTTGTTTAATGCTGAATTGAAAGAGCGTGAGAAAACATTTGAGTTGGAGAAACAAAGGCAAATTGTTGAAAACAGTATAAAAGCTCTGCAAAAATCATGTGAAGATGATCAATTTAATTTAAAATCATTCAATTCAAAATTAAGTGATTATAAAATCAGGTTACAGACACGTAAAAATGAAATTATTGCTTTGCGTAAAGAATGGGTTGATGAAAATGCTAAGGAATATGATGGGAGTGATACTTGTCCGGTATGTGGGCAAAATATGCCAAAAGAAATGATGGAAAATTCCATTAAATTGTTTACCGAAGCAAAAATGAAAAAACTTTCTGAAATTTCGCAGAGAGGGAAAGGAATAGATGCTGAAATTAAAGAATTGGAGAATGAAATTGAAAATATACAAATTAAAATTTATTCCTTAACAGAGGATATATTGGAAAAAGAAAAAGAAATAGCAGATTTAAAAGACCATCTTGCTTTGATTCCTGTAATCACAAAAATTCAGGTACTACAAGATGAAATCCCGGAATATAAAGAATTACAAGAGAAAATCGAACAAGCCGAATCGGGGATAAAACAAATTAGTGAAGACCCTGATGTAGCTGATTTAAAGAATAAAAAGATAGAATTCTTAAATCATATACGTGAGCTGGAAATAAGGCTTCACGACCGTTATTTAATACATGCTTATGAGAATGAGATTAAAGAACTTGAAAAGAGAGGGAAAGAACTCGCACAACAACTTGCAGATATTGAAAAAGAAGAATATATTATTCAGCAATTTACAAAGAAAAAAATTGATGAATGCGAAAAACGAATCAATAGTTTATTTTCAATCGTGAAATTTAAACTATTTGATTATACGATAGATGGAAATGAGATAGAAACGTGTATTCCTCTTGTCAATGGTATTCCTTATGGAGTAGCTAATAATGCCGGGCAAGTAAATGCCGGATTGGATATTATTAAAACTCTACAGAGATTCTATGGCATTCAATTGCCTATTTTCTGCGATGGAGCTGAATCAGTAAATCATTATATTGAAATGGATTGTCAAATGATTTTCTTAAAGGTTACTTTAGATAAAACATTAACACTTAAAAATTAATACTATGTATATATTTATTATTATTCTTATTTCATTAATTGCAATGTGGCTTGGAATTACTAATTTAAAGCAACTTGGAGAAAATGAGAAATTGAAATACGAAAATAATCGTCTCAAAATGGAGAACAAATCCTTAATGGAAAATATCAGTAAATTGTGTAATAACGAATTTAAAACACACTATGATTACAGAAATTGAAAAGCGCTTAAATATAAGCGCAGATGAAATTTTAGGGAATAACAGAAAAATGGATGTATCAATTGTCAGGCAATTGTATTGGAAACTATTGAAAGAAAAAAAAGGATTTAGTTACAGTGAAATTGCACGATTGAATGGGAGAGACCATTCAACTATAGTTTATGGGATTAAAAGGGTCAATGGGTTTCTCGAAATGAGAGATAAAGAAACAATTGATTTGTGGAACAAAATAAAGGATATTGAAATTTTGATGAAGAGATGAAAAAAATCACTATTCAAGCAAGAGAATTAGTAGAAATGGATTAGCATTAGTAATAGAAGAAACAAATCAAAAAATAAAAAAAAGACACAGTAATTAATAATCAAAATTTTTAAAAATATGGAAAAAGAAAATGAATTGGCTGTTCGTCAGCAACAAAATGTAACAACGTTTAGCTTTTTTAATAAAGAGCAATTTGAAACAATGCAGAGAGTTTGTAAGTTATTTGCAAGCTCAGAGCTTGTTCCTGAAATGTACAGAGCATCTGAAAAGAACCCGCTTGAAAAAGCAATGGCAAATTGCATGATTGCAGTTGAAATTTCAATGCGTATAGGCGCAAGTCCTTTGATGGTCATGCAAAATATGACACCTATCTACGGTAAACCGTCGTGGTCTTCAAAGTTCCTTATTTCAACAGTAAATACATGCGGTCGGTTTAACCCGCTCCAATTCCGTTTTACCGAAAAGGGAATGCTTGGAAAGGTAGATTATACAGAATATGAAAAAGTGTGGGATAAGACTTTGTATGGAGGAAAGGGTGGATATAAAAACATTGCAAAAACAGCCACATTCGATGGAACAAAAATCATGGACATTGAATGTGTTGCATTTACAACTGCAAAAGGTTCTGACAAAGTGTTAGAATCAAGCCCAGTATCAATAAGAATGGCTATTCAGGAGGGATGGTACACAAAAGCAGGGTCTAAATGGCCAACAATGACAAAACAAATGTTAATGTACCGTGCTGCATCTTTTTGGACAAATGTTTATGCTCCTGAATTATCAATGGGTATGAAAACAGAAGAGGAAATTCGTGATGTTATGGATATTGATTATGAAGATGTAACGAATCAACCTCAATCTCAACCTCAAAAACAAAAAGAATATCCTACAGAAAACAAAGAAAAGGAAATACTCGACATGAGCGAAGAAGAAGAATCTACAGATGATGTTTTCTATGAAACAAGCGAAGAAGAACCAGACAGCAACGCCGAACAAACTTCTGAACCACAACCGGAGAAGGTGGAAAATTCAAAAGAAACTCCTACAGAAAATAAGGAGTACAAGAAAAAGAACGTAGAAAACAAATTGTTTAACGCCCCTGATTTTTAAAGTAAATATGAAGCTGCATATCTTAGGTTCAAGTAGCGCCGGTAACTGTTACGTATTTGACAACGGCAAGGAAGCATTAGTCATTGAATGCGGAGTAGCTTTTAAAGAAGTGAAGAAAGCCGTTTCATTTGATATATCGAGAATAGTTGGAGTATTAATATCACATGAACACAAAGACCATGCAGCTTATGTTGAAGATTTTTTGAAAATGAGAATAAATTGTTATTCTTCTGAAGGTACAATCAGGAAATTGATTGAAAGAAATAATACAAATGATTCCAATAAAAAACAATTTAAACTCATAAATGAATATAAGAAAATTGGTAATTTTAGAATTAAAAGTTTTAAAGTCGTTCACAATGCAGAAGAACCAATAGGATTTCTTATATATCATAAAGAAATGGGGACTGTACTTTTTGCTACGGATTGTAATAGTATTGATTTTAAATTTAAGAATCTGAATAATATCCTGATTGAGTGCAATCACTCAATCAGGATTATAACCAGCAATCTGAAAAAAGGACTGATTACAGAAGCCGAAAGCGTGCGTATCTTAAGAAATCACATGTCCATTGAAACATGTATGCAAACACTGAAAGAAAATGATTTGAGAAATGTAAATAACATAGTACTTATTCATCTTTCAGAAAAAAATTCAAACGCAAAAGAATTTCAAAAGGAAGTTCAAATTGCTACTTGTAAAAACGTCTTGATTGCAGAAAAAAATATGACTATCGAGTTAA